GCGTGTCAACATCCAGATGGTGTGTGGGAGGTAGTTAATGCGACATCTTAAAAGTAGTTTGTTTTGGTACATTGTCATTATTGTAATTGCATATCTTGGAACTTTGTTTTGGGGTGTGATTGCACAGGCACAAGAAGTACCACATACAAAAAGTAATTGTGTGATTACACAAGAAATAGATCCTGATACTATGATTGTTTTACGAGAGAAAATGGTTTGTAGAGATGGATATATCGGTCCTAGTTATTGGGAAATCTTTGCCCAATTCTATTATCGTAATGTAGATACACCAAGTTATTGTAGGTGGTTAGACAGATCAGATCATGTCTTTCATTCACCTGTTAAAGTGTGTCTAAAAGAGAACGGAGAGTGGGTATATGATTAATTTTATATTTGGTGCAATTGTGGGTGGTTTTATAGTTTATATTAATCCTTCAATTGTAGATAGTTTAATGAATATCGTAAAGGGGGTAATCTAATGCGATACTTAATGATGATGATTCTTGCAATGATTGTAGCATCTTGTAGTTCTACATATCAAGTAAAACAAGAATCAAGTGGCAATAATGAGATGCTAGAAGAAGTGCCAAAGTGGTTTGTAATGAAACCAACGAGTGATAACTTTCTCTATGGTGCTGGAGTTGCAACAAGTCCAGACCTAAATCTAGCAATTAAAAAGGCAAATCTAATTGCAAAATCAGAGATTGCCGATGTAATCAATGGTGAAATGAATGAACGTGCCACATACTTCTCAACCGAAGTCGGTAGAGATAAAAACAAAAGAACTGTTCAGGAGTTCGATAGAACCATTGTCAACGTGATATCAAAGACTGCTGTCGTAGGTTACGAAGTTGCAGAACAAGATATCTATACAACTGCATATGATGAATATAGGGTGTATATACTCTTAAAATTCTCATATGATGACCAAAATAAACTTTGGGATAAGATACTTGATGACAGTATTAGTCAATTCAATACCGATTCTATTAAAGATGCAAATATTGACATGATTGATCAGGAATATATAGATACATATAATAAAATAATTCAGAAAGAGGAATTAAACTAAAGTGTCTATACAAGTATATACAAAACCAGGTTGCAGTTATTGTGATCAAGCGAAAATGCTTTTAGTAAAATGCAACCTGGCATATGATGAGTTTATAATTGGTGTTCATATTACAAAAGAAGAATTAATTGAACAACTCAAACGTAATGTAAAAACAGTTCCTCAAATTGTGATTGATAAAGAAGTGATTGGTGGTTATAATCATTTAAAAGAATACCTATTAGATAAAGGATACATTAATTTTATGGGAGAAGTAATTGCAAATAAAGAACGAGAAACAATACAATCAGATACATGAAAAATATGAAACTTATAAAAGAAAAGCATTTCAAAAAGAACTCAATCTAAAAGGTATTTTTGAATATTTTGATTTGAGAGAAGTAATAAAAGATTATGACAGCAGAAATAATAGACTTCAAAACAAAAAAACAACTAAATCAAAAATCTGAAGTAGAATTAGATGAAAGGATGCTGGAACAACAATCCAGAGATTTTGCTAATTCTTTAGTTGATGATTATATGGTTCGTTTAATCCATGAATTTCAATCAGAGGGTATGGGTATTGGTTCTACTAATTGGGAAGAATCGAAAAAAACATTTAAAGAGATTGGATTTTTCATTGAAGCTTTACGTGCATTGATACACAAAGAATTTGATTTAAAACATCCAATGCAACAAATCATTGACAGAATGATGAAAATAAAGTATGATAAACGACAAGATAAATATTATTCACAAATACAATATTATATACCAAGGAAAACAGAAAAAACAGTAGAATTTGAGGGTGAAGAATTAGAATGATTTTAGTTGATTTAAATCAAGTGATGATATCTAACTTGATGGCACAAATAGGCAGAGATTCTGATATTAGTGAAGATTTAGTACGACATATGATATTAAACTCACTGAGAAGTTATAATACCAAGTTTAAAGATGAATATGGTGACATTATAATCTGTTGTGATTCCAGACATTATTGGCGTAGAGAAGTATTTCCTAATTACAAATCAAGTAGAAAGAAAGCAAGAGAATCTGATTCACATGATTGGGATAATATATTTACTATCTTTAATAAAGTACGAGATGAACTCAAAGAACATATGCCTTATAAAGTTATTGATGTCTATGGTGCAGAGGCAGATGATATTATTGCAACACTAGTTAAAAATAGTGAAGAAGAAATCTTAATATTAAGTGGTGATAAAGATTTCATACAATTACAAAAATATGGTAATGTAAAACAATATGCACCCATTCAAAAGAAATGGATAGATGGTGTGGATCCTAAAAGATATATTAAAGAACATATCTTAAAGGGTGATCGTGGTGACAGCATTCCAAACTTCTTATCTCCTGATGATACCTTTATTAATGGTATTCGTCAAAAACCAATTAATAAAAAGAAGTTGGATTATTGGATTGATAGTGATCCGAAAGGTTTCTGTAATGAATATCAATTCAGAAATTTTCAACGAAATCAGCGTCTTGTTGATTTCGACTATATACCTAAAGAAGTAGAAGATAACATTATGTCAGAATATGAAAACATTAAAGTTGCAGGACGACATAAAATATTAAACTACTTTATTACAAACAAATTAAAAGACTTAATCGGTCAAATACAGGAGTTCTAAAAATGGCATTTGATGAAACAGGAAAGTTTGGACCAACATTAACTTTCCATGAAATATTATTAAAAGTAAATAACGCAAAAGATAAACCAAAAAAATTACAAGTATTAAAACATTATGATACACCAGAGTTGAGAATGATACTCAAAGGTGCATTTGATCCTAATATAGAATGGTTATTACCAGATAGTAATCCACCATATAAAGAAAATGAGGCACCAGAAGGTACTGAACACACATATCTCAAACGAGAAGCAAGAAGACTATATCATTTTATTAAAGGTGGTAATCCTAATCTATCACAGAATAAACGAGAAGCAATGTTTGTTCAGATACTAGAAGGACTAACAAAACCAGAGGCAGAATTATTAATTGCAACAAAAGATAAGACTTTGAACAAAAAATATAAAGGTTTGACTGCCAATTTAGTCAAAGAGGCATTTGGTTGGAACGATTCTTTTATGAAAAAGTAAGTAAAATCAACACTTTTAGGTGCGACATAATGTAACAATTATGTGCTTGACATTTGCTCTCTTTTCGTGTAATGTATAGATATGAAAAACAGATATGACATTGTTTACAAATATCACGGTTGTGACTGGTCTAAAATGACAGTCGATACCTTTGGTGAAGCAAAAAGAATCAAAGATTTATTAATCGAAGGTTATATTGTTTCAGACATTCAAATATTTGAAACTATTGATAACAGATGTGTTTTCAATGCAGTAAACTTAATTGACATGAAGGAGGTCGCATAATGGGAAAAGTTAAAGAATGGTTATATGATGTTGTCGAAGAAAAGATTGACATCTTACGTAAGGCATATAAAGATGAGATTGTCACTAAAGATGAGGCAATCAATCATATTATGCAAATTCAAAACATCGATGTATGGTGTGGTGATCAGATAGATTATTCTATCGCCGCTGAAATACTTGACGGTGAGATTGAAGGTGCATATGCTTAAATTTAAATGTACATACTTACATGGTTATGGTGATGCCGATGATACATCTCATATTTTCACACTAGAAGAAATGAAAGACCATAACTTAGATGCCTATATGGGTGACGATTGGGAAAGAGATTTTCTAATGTTAAATGTGGGTGAAGAATTACTTGTTAGTGGTCCTTGTGGCACTGAAGAAGTAAAATATGAAAGGTTGTCGTAATGAATGAATGGATTAAAAATTCAGTGATGACTTTCATTATATTAATTATTTTTGTATTAATTTGGGAAGTAATATTAGGAGCATGATATGGTTTGGACAAATATATTTTTATTATTTAATTTGACAGTTTTAGTATTAATCGCATTAATGGTTTATGCCATTGGAGAAAAAATAAGTGAGTATGACAAAGAAAAAAAGTAAAAAGTTTAAAGACGAAGTACCTGAAATACCATTTACCTATGACTTCTATTTGGTGTATTGGGAAGACATTCAGAGTGATGCAGGATGGCGTGATATGAAAGATATCATTAATTCAAAACCTGCGATCTGTGTTTCCACTGGTTGGTTAGTAAAGAATGATAGAAAAGTACATATCTTAATGAGTGATTATTCTTATGATGATAAAGGTGGTTTAGCAGACGGTGGTAATACGACTGTTATACCTACTAAAAATGTAATACAAAAATTTAAGATAGGTGATCTTTGAACAATAACAATTTTTATATAGGAACATTTCTTGCCATTCTTATTATCTCCATTCTATATCATGGTTATGGTAGGGCAGATGTTTATTATCCTAAAGATACTGATTTAGATTGTCTGGCACAAAACATTTATTTTGAGGCAAGATCAGAATCACAGGCAGATCAAATTGCAGTTGGTCAAGTTGTTTTAAATCGTGTTAAAAGTCCAAGATATCCAAACAATGTTTGTGATGTTATCAGACAAGGTCCAACTTATAACTGGACAAAGAATTTTCCTGTAAAACATAAATGCCAATTCAGTTGGTACTGTGATGGTAAATCAGATAACATAAGAGATATTGATGCCTGGAGATTGGCAAAATCAATTGCAGGTGTTCTTCTAGCAATGCCTGATATGGTTCCAAATGTTGTGGAAGATGCAACACATTACCACGCTCATTATGTAAAACCTCATTGGGCATCCAAATTAGAAAAAGTTACACATATTGATGGTCATATATTTTATAGAGTTATTGACAATTGATCAAAAGTATGATATAATAAAACAAAATGAACATATTTTACTTAGATGAAAATCCTAAAACCTGTGCAGAAATGCATTGTGATAAACACGTTGTAAAGATGATTGTTGAATATGCTCAAATACTTTCAACTGCTCACAGAATGTTAGATGGCACTAAATATATAGGAACTACCAAAACAGGTAGAAAAGCAACAAGATACAAATTACCAGATAACTTAGAAAATATTGTTTACAAAGCGTGTCATTATAATCACCCTTCAACTGTTTGGGCTCGTACTTCTAGTCAGCACTATAACTGGTTGTATGAATTGTGGCGTGAACTATCAGCAGAGTATCGACATCGATATGGAAACCAAAAAGGCAAAGATCACTCCAGCTGGACGTTGCTTGGTGACATACTAAAACATACTCCAACAAATTTAGAAGACAAAGGTTTTACAGAACCACCACAGGCAATGTCACATTATCCAGAATGTAAAGTTGATGGTGATTCTATACAGGCATATAAGAACTACTATATAATCGCAAAGAAAGAATTTGCAAAATGGACGAATCGACAGATTCCAGAATGGTACACACATGGACTTACAACAGAAACTATTTGAAATAATAACACCTTACACTGAAGACGGTATTGAACTTGATTCCCATTTCATTGATGATTTGGGTTTCGATAGTCTAACAGTTGTAGAATTTGTTATGCAATTGGAAGATGAGTTTAATATAGAAATAAATGATAATGAAGTGTCACAAATTGCTAGAGTAAAAGATTCATTAAAAATATTAGAAAGTAAAATAAATGCCAACATATAGATTTAAAAATCACAAGACAGGTGAAGTGTGGGAAGAATTAATGATGATTGCTGAAATGGAAGAGTTTAAAAAACAAAAACATATTGAATTATTACCACCTACACAAATGAATATTATTTCTGGCACTGGAGAATTAGATAGTAAAACAGATAGTGGATGGAAAGATACACTATCAAAAATCAGTGAAAAACATCCAAATTCACCATTAGCACAAAGATATGGTGCAAAGGAAAGTAACGCAAAAATTAAGGCAAAAGAGGTTGTTAAAAAACATAGGGCAAGAAAATTATAAATAATTTTGTATCTGTCTGAAAAGATTGAAGAGCAAAAGTAGGGTTAACATTGCCTGAAAGTCAGCTGTTATCAATCCAGGACTAGATAAAGGCCCAACTTAGGTTGGGCCGCACTAAAGGATAAACATGGCGAAAAAGAAACTTGAAATTACTGATAAAGAATTAGTCAATATAAAACCAATCACAGAAAATCAAAAGAGAATGGCAGATGCCTGGAAATCAGGTAAACATCTATTTTTATATGGTGTTGCAGGAACAGGTAAAACTTTTCTTTCTTTATATCTAGCATTAAAAGAAGTATTAAACGATAAGACAGATCAACAAAGAGTTTATCTTGTAAGAAGTTTATTACCAACACGAGATATTGGTTTTCTACCAGGTGATGAAGAAGACAAAGCATTTCTCTATCAAATGCCATATCAAAATATGGTACGTTTCATGTTTTCAGCACCAACAGAAAATGCATTTGAAAGATTATATGTTGATTTGAGAAATCAAGGTACTATTGAATTTTTATCTACATCATTTCTCAGAGGTATTACAATTGATAACGGCATTATTATTGTTGATGAGTGTCAGAATCTTAACTTCCATGAACTAGATACAATCATCACAAGAGTTGGACAGAATAGTAGAATTATATTCTGTGGTGACTTTCAACAAACTGATTTAAACAAAACTTCCGAGAGAAATGGTATTTACGATTTTCAGAGAATATTATATGAAATGGGTGAGTTCGAAAATATCGAATTTGACCTAGGCGACATTGTAAGAAGTGGTTTCTTACGTAATTATCTAGTTAACAAAATAAAGTTAGGATTGCACTATGACCAGACTTAAAGAACTAAAACAACTACACAAATACTATAAACAAAAAGTAGCAGATATAGAACGAGATAGAGATTTTGATCGTTCATCAGAAATGTGGAAGATATTACGAGACCACAAAAAACTAAAACTACACTATAAAACGGAGATAGCAAATGCAAAACAATTGGATTAAATGTTTAGAAACAATATTACACCACGAAGGTGGATACGTCAATCATCCAAAAGATCCTGGAGGAGAAACAAATCTAGGCGTCACCAAGAGAGTTTACGAAGACTTCGGTGGAACAAAAGATATGAAAGATTTGACGAGAGAAGACGTAGAACCTATCTATAAAAAGAACTATTGGGATAGAGTAAAGGGTGATGATTTGCCTTCTGGATTAGACTTATGTGTCTTTGATTTTGGTGTCAATGCAGGAACAGGTCGTGCCGCTAAGTATTTACAGACATTAATTGGTACAGTTGCAGATGGTGGTATTGGTCCAAATACACTGAATAAACTAAGTGAATTTGTGAAAGAAAACGGACTGAATGAAACTATCAAAATGTATCAAACAGAAAGACAAAAATACTATGAATCATTATCAACATTTGATACCTTTGGTAAAGGGTGGACAAGACGAGTAGTAGAAACTACAAGATTAGCACTAGAAATGTGTTGACATTCTAGTCAAACTGTGATATAATTATATTATGTTTAATCATTTACCTAAAGTTGAGTTTCCTGAACTCAAAGCAAAAAATATAGACGGAAAGAGATTCTATGAAAATCTGGAAACAAATCAATCTTATCCTTCAATTACCACTGTATTATCTATCAGAGATAAAAAAGGATTACACGAATGGCGGCAAAAAGTGGGCGAAGAAGTTGCCAACTATATTGCTCGTACATCCGCCAATCGTGGAACTGCTGTTCATAATATGGTTGAGGATTATCTCAACAACGTAGAAAAAGAACAGTTAGACGAAAAACACAAAAAGAACTTCCACGCATGGTGTATGTTCAATGAATTTAAACCTATCCTTAATAACATAAATAATATACATACACAGGAAGCACAAATGTTTTCTGAGAAATACACTGTCGCTGGTAGGGTTGATTGCATCGGTGAATACGAAGGTAAACTGTCAGTGATAGACTTTAAAACTTCTTCTGGTGAAAAGAAAGAAGAATGGATTAGTAACTATTTTATACAAGGTTCCGCTTATGCAGAAATGTATGAAGAACTCACAGGAACACCGATAGAACAAGTTGTGATTTTAGTCATCACGTCAGACGGTACAACACAAGTATTCAAAAAGAATAAATCAGATTATCTACCACAATTAAAAGAGGCAGTAGAGAACTTTTATAAGTGGATAGAAAATGAAAAGAATAATCTTTAGTCTTGCAATCATTATATTTTTATTAGATGTTTATGTATTTCAAGCAGAAGCAAGAACATTTTCAGATGAATTTAACGAAACATTTACAAACACAAAAGAAGTTACTCTCTTTTGTGGTAACATCGATAAAGTCGCTTACTTTATGGGTTATCACTTCGAGTTATTACCTGTATCTATTGGTGAAGGTTATGATATCCTTGAAGGTAAAACAGAAAAAGTCTTTCTTGCGGCTTCTAAGGACTTAAAGAAAATCGCAATATTGGTTATGAATGATAACAATGAATTATGTGTTCAATCAATCAGTGTGAAACACGAAATGTATGAAAATTCTACCGACTAGCGATAAAGTTATTGTCATTGGTAATGGCGTTAGTAGAAAAGGTTTTGATTTATCACAATTCAATAATGAATGTGTGATTGGTTGTAATGCACTACACAGAGATTACACACCAACATACTTAGTTGTTTGTGATAATCGAATGTATGAAGAAGTTTTATATTCTGATTACATTAAAACAAATTGGGTATTCTTTCGAAGCATTATGGGATTTAATAATGATAGACGAAATAGTGGTAAAACAGAAATAAGTCCTCCTGAAAATGCAAAAGATTTAAAAGAATATATCAATGATGAAGGTCAAGGTTCTGGAATATGTGCCTTGAGATTAGCAGTCACTATGAAACCAAAAGAGATTCATATGTTAGGATTTGACTTTGGTGGACATAACATTTACGAGGGTACAAATGGTTATCCGAAACAAGCATACAAACAAATAACAGGAACAAATTGGAGAAGAGGATTTGAAAAGATACGATTGAAAAATTCTCACATTCAATTTATTGACATATTAAACAAAATATGATATAATAGGAGACATGATGCACAAATACACACATAGATTTTATGAACTACTTGAAGAAATAAAAGCATTGCATGATAAGAAAAGACATGATTATGCTCAAGAGGCAGATCCATTTGCCAACTTTAGATTATCTGAATTAGGTGGAATTGATGCCTGGAAAGGTATTGCAGTTCGATTAGGTGATAAGTATAGTCGATTAATGTCTTTTATACAAAAAGGTGAATTGAAATATAATGATGAATCAATCAAAGATACCTTAATGGATAATGCTGTTTACTCTTTAATTGCACTTATATTATATGAAGAATCACAAGAGAATAAAGATCAAATGACTTTTTCATATTATAGTGATAATAATGTTGCAAGTACAGCTTCAACAACACAATCGACAGGAGATCAAGGGTGACACCAAAAGATTTTGCGATATTAATCGATCAAAAAGTTCAAATGAAACAAATGACACACATGGATGCTATCTTAGAATATTGTAAAGAAAAAGAAATTGAACCGGATACAATCACCCATTTAATTAATCGAACATTAAAAGAAAAGATTAAATTAAATGCTGAAGAATTACATTATTTACCAAAGAGTGGTGCATTACCAATATGAACGTAACACTGATAGATAAAATGGGCAGTGATAAAACAGTTGTCAATGCAGCTCGTGTATCATTTGCAAAACAAATCGAAGGGCATCGAGTTGGTCTATCACAAAAAGATGAAAAGTTAATTAAATATTTGGCAGATCATAATCACTGGTCACCTTTTGCCCATGCAAGTTTACAGTTTAGAATTAAGGCACCTGTTTTTGTTGCAAGACAATTGGTTAAACATCAAGTCGGTTTGGTGTGGAACGAAGTAAGTCGTAGATATGTTGATGATGAACCAGAGTTTTATATACCCTTCATGTGGAGAAAACGACCACCAAAAAGTATCAAACAAGGATCTAGTGATGAAGAAATAGAATATGATGTATCTAATGAAATAGGTATTTTAAAAAAATTATATAATGATATGATTGAAAAAGGTATTGCACCAGAAATGGCAAGAATGGTTTTACCTCAGAATATGATGACTGAATGGTATTGGTCTGGTACTTTATATGCATTTGCTCGTGTATGTAATTTGAGATTAAAAGAAGACACACAATCTGAAACAAGAGATGTGGTTACACATATTGAACAAGTAATGAAAGATCAATTTCCAATCAGTAGTCAATACTTATTGGATAATTAATGGATGGATTTGAAGTATATAAAACGTATCTAGCAATCAAACTACATTTTAGTAGAGAAGATTATAATATAGATCAATATAATGGAAAGACAAGAGCGACATATGAATCCTTTAATAAAAGAAATGATCGTTTCTTTTTTCACAGAGTTGCAAAAAAACATAAAAGTGATATTATGGATTTTCTTGTGTCTGGTTTTGTCACTAACAACACTACATGGGTTGGAGACCTCAATTCATCAACAGCAGATCAAAAGTATTTACAATATGTTAAAAGACGAGATGGTTTCACATATTACTTCAAACTTGATATGTCACATTTAATTAAAAAAGCAAATGGTGATTTTAATAAAATATTTAAATGTCATAAAGGTCAACACCCAATTCTATTAAAAAGTTTTCTAGCAAAAAAGATAGGATTAGATACCATGTCAGTATTACAAACTATGTTTAATTACTGTAAAAAGTTTGATAAAGAAATTGAAGAACAAATAGTATGGCCTAAAGTGAGTTTATTAGTTCGTAAATATACTTCATTTTTAAAAGATAAAGATTATATTAAATTGAAAAAGGTGATTAAGGAATGCGTAGTTTCGTAATAGCAAACGGTACCAGTCGTCAAGGATTTGATTTGAACATACTATCAATGTATGGTAAAACTTATGGGTGTAATGCATTGTATAGAGATTTTACACCTGATTATATTGGTGGTATTGATCGACCAATGATTGATGAAATGGTGAGAGAGGGTGTCTGGCAGAACTCAACGATGATTTGTAAACATATGTATCCTGGTTCTTTTGATCCTTTTCCTCGTGCAAAATTATATGTGAAAACATTTAAACAAGCATTAGGTTATGACAAACATTATGATACAGGACAAACAATGTTAGATTATGCATCTCAACATTTACAAGAAGGTGAAATCTATATGCTTGGATTTGATTTAACAAATTACATAGAACAAAGTCAAAGAAATATTGATAATAAAATAGACAATGTTTATGCAGGTACTGATTGTTATGCATCACTAGACGCTGCCGAAAAATATTGTGGTAAATGGATAAATGAAATGAAAGAGATATTTTCTTTAAATCAAAAAATAAATTATTATCGTGTTGGTGCATCAATCAAACCGAATGAATTTAATTTAATTAACAACTTATATCATATCAATTATGATGAGTTTATGGAGAAATTGAAATGAAAAGATTGTTCTTAATAGGTAATGGTGAAAGTCGAAAGAACTTTGATTTGAATTTACTCAACGGTAAAGGTAAAACCTACGGTTGTAATGGATTACATAGAGATTTTACACCAGATGCTTTAACTTGTGTTGATCCAGGAATTACACATGAAGTTTATGATAAGGGTTATGCAAAAGATAATGTTTGTTATTATCGAGGATGGACTTCACTGCCAGGTGATTTATATGAAAATATGAAATCAACACACATAGAAGATATGACAGGTCGTTTTGGTTATGAACCTAAACTTGTAGAAAGTGAACGATATGAAGGATCAACTGAATTTGTCATACATGGTTCGACTGCATTATGGCAAGATAAACTATTAGAAGAAAAAAGACCATACAAAGGTATCGGTGCAAATGTGTTATTCATCTCTTGGTTACATCCGAAAGATAAAGTAACACGAATAGATGACATCATGGATTTAAATGATGGCACAACAGGAGATTGTGGATGGTCGGCAGGTCCAACTGCAATGAATATTGGTTGTAAAGTAGAACAACCAGAACAAGTTTTTATGATCGGGTGTGACTTATATTCTAACACAGACAATTTTAATAATATGTACAAGAGCACACTTCATTATGAAAGAGATGATATCGCCGCTGTCAATCCAGTTAATTGGTTAAAACAATATGCGGCTGTTATGTTAACAAATTCAAATACAGATTTTTACAAAGTAAATGAAAAACCATTAGGTAGTGATAACATAAACAAAGAAATACCTGAATGGAACGACTTGATTAATATAAACTATATCACACAAGAGGAACTTATCAACAAGTTTCTAATCTAAAATTAACACTTAACGCATAAATATCACGTTAACATTTACATTATGGTAATGTGAAACTAAAAAAGGAAAATAAATGCAAAAATTAATATTAATTTTATCTGCTATGTTGATTTCAACATCTACATATGCAGGAGTAACTGGTTCTGTTGGAGTTGATTTCTCCGAGAACTCAGCAGGCGATGTAATCGCAACTAAAGACATTGACTTGGACATTTCAAGTGATGTTGGATTTGCTTCTATCGCTGTTATTACAAACTCAAGTGACCAACTTGTTTTAGACGAGTATTCACTAGGTTTAAAATACACAAACGGTTCAATCAGTTATGGTGAACAAAGTGATATCTTTATCGGTGGTGGACTTGAAGTTGTTGGTGCAGACACACTAGCAAATCCAAGTGATGCTGGTGAAAGTATCATTGGTTCATACAACAATACCTCTGTAAGATTTTTATTTACAGACACAGGTACAGATGTAACTGATTTTGATACAGTACAATTAAAACATTCATTAGACGTAGGCAAACTAGGTCTTG